GCTGCCATCTGTTCGGGCATCGCCCACACGATGCACCGGCGCACCATTGATTTTGACTGTACCACTTCCGGCACTGGCCACTTGATTTGCGGCCGCACCAGTGGGGTGAGCGCGACTGTTGTTGTTGTACAAGTCATCGTTTGCCGAGCTAGAAGTACCCACCACTGCAATGCCTTTGCCATTGGTTTTTACCGTGGTGGTGAGACCAGTGTCAAATGCCGCACCACCGTGTGCGTTGGTATCGCCATCAACTGAGATAGTGGGCATTACACAATGATGCTCTGTTTGGGTGCCACTGTGATGCCAGTGGTCATTTTGATGTAGTGAGCTTCGATCTCGGGCACTGTGAGCGCACACATCATAATATGATTGTGCCCAATGGCCAAATTGGCATCGGGATCGGCAGTGATAAGACTGGGATACAGGCCCACACCTTGCTGACTGGGGATTACACTATGTGGCTTGTTGATTACAAAGTCGCCGTCTAGGCTTTTGCTCACAACTCGTGCGACTAGTTCGTCGCCGTTGCTCAACTTGAATGTTGCGATATCATCGATATCAATTTTTGATTTTGCGATTAACATTATACTGCTTCTTTAAGTGTTTCAAAAAACTCTGGTAGTTGTTTGGCCAGGCCCATGTATCCACCGGCAACTAAAATTTTACCGTCTTGATAAATCTGTGGCATGGTACGATGTCCTTCGGCAAGAATAAATTCACGTGCCTCGGGTTGTTCTTCGATGTTGATTTCTTCAAATGCCACACCTCGGCTCTTTAACAAGTTTTTTGCTTGTGTGCAATAGGGGCAATTATTTTTACTGTAAACTGTAACCATTATAAACTAAATCCTTTGAATGTGTTGTCATCGACGTCTTGTCGAGTACCGCCTATGACATAACTACTTATCTCTGTTTCTTGAGGTGCTACTTGAACTTCCGAACCTGCAATCCATTTAGCAGTCCAGGGCAATGGATTACTGCCAGGTTTCATACCACAGTCTAGGTGCACTGCAGTCATGCGCTTACAAGTCAACCAGTCCACATATTGACACAGTAGTTGTTCGTTAAGACCAATCATTGATCCGTCTTTGAACAAGTACTTGGCCCAATCCTTCTCTTGTTGTGCCGCACTCAAAAATATAGCAGTACATTCTGCCAGTGTTTCCTCACGGATCTCAGCAAACACCGGATCATCTTGTGGCAACAATTTGATCATGGTCTGTGTTGATCCCAAGTGAATGTTTTCATCTCGGCAGATCAGCTTGATGATCTTGGCATTGCCTTCCATTTTCTTTAGTTCGGCAAAGGCCCATGAGCAAGCAAACGATACATAAAATCTTATTCCTTCAAGTGCATTGGCACAATTTATTGCCAGCCATAACTTTTTCTTAAGATCACGTAAGTTAACTACAATTTCTTTACTGTTAACTACGTGTGTGCCTTCACCCAACAGTTGATACCATTGACTTGCCTCAATGACATCATCGTAGTAACAACTAATGTCTTTTGCACAATCCACAATCTCGGGAATCTCTAATACTGTGTCAAATACAGCACCAGGATCACTGCCGTAAACATTACGAATAATGTGTGTGTAACTGCGACTATGAATAGTTTCGTTAAAGGCCCAAGTTTCAATCCAAGTTTCTAGTTCAGGGATGGTGGCCAAAGGCAAGAACGCTAGATTAGGACTACGTCCCTGCACACTATCCAATAAGATTTGTCTTTTTAAATTGCTTGTGAATATGTGTTGTTCGAAAGGTGTTAGTTCTTTGAAGTCTTTGGCATCACGAAGCACGTCCACTTCTTCAGGACGCCAAAAGAATCCCAGTTGTTTGTCTGTTAGTTTGTCAAATTGTCTGTACTTCAATGTTTCATAACGTTGAATACTGACCCCACCGCTGGCATCTAAAAATGCCAGTGCTTCTGTATGCTTTTGTTTGTTGTTGATATTAAAAACGCTCATATGTCTTTCTCTTTAAATTACGCAACTATCACAATCTTCTTGATCTGCTAGTTCTTCTATTGGGTGTTGTTTGTTAAATGCCGACGAGTTTACATCAATCTCGCCTTGTCCGTCCATGGTGTTAAAATAGTATAATTGCTTTAAACCATATTTGTAGCACATGACCAGGTGCTTGAGCATCTCACTCATAGGGATTTTTTCGTCTTCGTAGAATCTAGGATTGTACGAAGTGTTGACACTAATGCCTTGGTCAATATATTTTTGCAATACTGCACATAGTTTTAAGTAACCTTCTGGACTTGATTGATCCCATAATAGTTCGTATTTGTTTTTGAGTCTTCTGTACTCGGGCACTACTTGTCTTAATGCACCATGTTTGCTTTGTTTTACACTTACATAGTTTCTTGGTGGTTCAATTCCGTTGGTGGCATTGCTTATCTGAGCACTTGTCTCTGCGGGCATTAGGGCCATCAGAGTGGCATTACGAATACCAGTGTCTAAGATCTGCTCACGTAGGGCACGCCAGTTCATACGCTCTTGGTGCGGAACTAGTTCATCTATTTCCGGCTTGCGTGTATCAATGGGCAACTGCCCATTGGCATACTTGAGTTCTTCCCATTTGGTACATGGACCTTGCTCTGCAGCCAAGTCAGCCGATGCTTTGATCAAATAGTAACTCCAGGCTTCTGCATATTCATCCACTAGAGCCAGGGCCTTGGGATCACTGTAACTGACATCGTGCTTGGCCAGGAAGTAGGCAAAGTTGATGATGCCGATGCCCAAGGGGCGGAATTCTTCTGTTGATTTCTGTGCAGCCAATACAGGATAGTTTTGATAACTTAACAGTGCGTCTAGGCCACGCACAGCCAGTGTGGCCATTTTCTCAAAGTCTCGTGGTGACTTGACATTGCCCCAGTTCAACGCACTCAGTGTACACAATGCAATACGGCCATCTGGATCATTGATGTCGTTTAACGGGCGTGTAGGCAAGTCAATTTCGGCACACAAGTTGCTCTGCCGTATGGGATGAATGGCTTCTTGGAACGGACTATGTGTATTGGCATGGTCTACATTTTGCAAATAGATACGGCCTGTATCTTTGCGTTCACTCATAAACTTGCTGAACAGTTCTGCAGCAGGGAATGTTTTCTTGCGTAGTTTGGTATTACGTTCTGCACGTTCGTAAAGTTCTTTAAAACGCTCTTGGTCATTAAAGAAAGCCTCGTACATTTCCGGCACGTCGTGGGGGCTAAAACAGGTAATATTGCCTCCTGTAATTAGTCTTTCGTACATTAATTTGTTAAATTGAACGCCATAATCCATGTGGCGTACACGATTGTCCTCAGTGCCCTTGTTGTTCTTTAACACCAGCATGTCTTCAACTTCCAGGTGCCATATGGGATAGTACACAGTGGCCGCACCGTTACGTACACCACCTTGACTGCAACTACGGGTGGCACTTTGGAACAATTTCAAGAAGGGAGTAATTCCAGTGTGATAAGCATCGCCATTGCGAATAGGCGAGCCCAGCGCACGAATACTACCAACGCCTAGACCAATTCCGGCCTTTTGACTCACATATCTAACAACGGCGCTACTAGTAGCATTAATACTATCCAGACTGTCGTCAGATTCAATAAGCACACAACTACTGAACTGTTTTTGCGGGGTACGAACACCAGCCATGACAGGAGTAGGTAAACTGATATCATACAGGCTAATTCCATCATAATAATCTTTTACCCACTGTAGGCGGGTCTCCTTGGGGTAAGACTGGAATAGGGTAGCGGCGATAAGAATATATGCCATTTGTGGAGTTTCAAATATCTCCCCTGTCACACGGTTTTGTACCAGGTACTTGCCGCGCCATTGCTCCATAGCAACATAAGTAAAATCCTCATCACGCTCGTGCCGGATATGTGCATCAAGTTCGGCCCATTCCTCTTTGCTGTAAACGGCGATTAAGTTTTTATCATAAAACCCACGTGCTGTATTGCGTTCAACTAGTGCAAGCAGGGTACAGGGTGCATAGTCGTTGTAGACTTCCTTGCGTAAATGATAGTTGATGAGTCTACCAGCAACATACTGATAATTGGGTGTTTCCTCACTAATCAAGTCAGCGGCACTTTTGATCAAGGTCTCTTGAATGTCTGCTGTTTTTATTCCGTTGTAAAACTGTATGTGACTCTTGATCTCTACCTCACTGGCGCTGACTCCAGTTATGCCCTGTGTTGCCCAGAATAC